TCGTTGTCTTGCGTCGGAGGTCGCCCGCCGTCGGGCATCGGATAGAGGATTACTGAGCCACCACCACCTGCTGCGCCTGCTGCTCCGCCGCCACTACCGACGGGGGTTGCTTTTAAATTGGCGAGGAATAACCAGTCACCACTAACTTTTTGATAGATGGGCAGCATTGAGCTAGCCACATCGAGATAAAGGTCACTATTTGAACCTTCGCTAATTTCAGGCGCACCAACACCAGTAAACCACCTAGAACCGTTTGCTCCTGCCTCTCCTCTAGCGCCTGGGATGCCAGGTGCACCATCTTGACCATCCCTACCAGCAGGTCCACGCTCACCTTTGACGTAGCCAGCATCAATGACCGTACCGTCATCCAACTGGATCAGGAGCTTGCCAGAAGAAGAGACAAGGGCGGTTTCGATATAAGCCACAGGTAAGTAAGTCTCCTTATTGGCTCAGTCTAAATCATTCATCGTCGTTTTCTTCGCGGCGTTCAGCAGCAAGACGGCGCAAACGCTCAGTAGCTGCATTCTGAACCTCGGCATCACGACGTTCATTCCCATCCGCGTCAGTAGTAGGCGAAGCTTGGTTGGGGATTTGCTCCATCATCATGGAATCAAGCTGTTCTTGCTGCACCATCTCAGTTTCAGCAGAAATATCAAGACCAGGAAGAACGTCTCCTTTTTTCAATGCCCCAAGCAATGTCTCCAATGTGATGACATTGTTCGTATAAAGCTGCAGATACTGACCAATCTGCGCACCATCTAAAGTCTGGAGATCAAAATCACGATCAAGGGTAACTTTAGGTGCTTCAATGCCTACATAACCTGCAGCCATTTCAAATACATTTTGCAGCATCGATTCAACGTCCCTGCTAACAATTGACAATAGGCTGTCAGAATCAGTACGGGTCAACCTTTTGGATTCTGCTGTTTCAGCAGATTGTTTCTGTTGAAATAACGTGGTAATGCCCAAGCTTGCCATTTGACCTTCAAGCTTATCAAGGTAATCCATTTGCGCTTGGAAGGACTGGCTAGCAGGCTCGACCATAAATGCATCACCCTCGGGTGGTAGCAGGATTGCATTGTTAACGGATAAGCCGACAGGGTCTGGCGCATCATCAAAGCCTTTCAGCACCATCACGGGCATTGCTGCTACATGGAGGCTGTGCTGTAAGTCAGCATTACGCTGAGCGTGACTGATGTTCAGATTGGCAATAGACAACAGCGGCGGTACGCTCGTCAGCTCTTCTACTTTCTTGGAATACGTTACTGCCATTGGGATTACAGGCAGGCTGATCTCACCTTCGTCATAGACATACCAGCCATCAGATGATGTACCAGTTCTAGTATTTTCACGATCTGATTCTCTACGGAATACCCTATACCTTCCAGGCTCTAAAACTCTAATCTGACGAATGACTGTTTCGCCAAACTCGCCAAGCGGAACACTAACGTACTCATTCAATCTAATTTGCTGTATCGGTGCTAATGGATCACCATCATTAAATCTCCAACCTATAATCTGCTTCGCGTCGTACATACTAAAGTATGGACGCATTCCAGCAAGCCGTTCAGCCTGGAGGCTGGGTGCTGCTTCGCGTGTTGGATAGTCACAAAGGACGCCAGCGTGCCCATACAAAAGGCTGCTAATAAGGACGCGTCGGGTAAAAGCAGATAAGTCAGTACCTCGTCCGTCGACAGACTGGGCGAACTCTTCCCAATAAGGGTCAACATCTTGGTCCTCTTGCTTCGACTCTAAAACGATAGGCTTTCTTAAAACTAATCCAGCCGCTTGTTCTGCAATTCTGACCGTTAAAGGAGCAAAGGTAGCGTGCGATACGCGACGCCTATATGCATCTTCTAATTCTGCTGGTTCTTGTGGTAATAACTCATGGGCGTTATATCTGAAGAAGTAAGTCCCACCGACACAACAGTCAATCGGGAACCAATTTACGCTCATCCTCAGATAAGCGTCATTCTCAAAACTAGGGTCGTTACCAGGGTTGTTGTAGTAGTCCTCGTCGTTGCTTTTCTGATACGGCGCATATCCAGGAGGATCCTGACGAGGATAAATGCCGCTTGGATATTCGTTACTGCCTTTCAAGGACACGACGTATAGCGCGAAACATTATGTGCCAAGTCTATAGAACCCTCGGCAGACTATAGCTGTAGCCGCTAACGCGACCATGAACGTGGATGAGGTGCTCGATTCCTTGGCTCATGAGTTCCTGCTGGTCAAGATCAAACGGGAGCTTGACATGATCAACGACCCTGAGGAGCTACGAAGCTGCTGCTTACAGCTCGTGACCTTATGCGAAACGCAGAAGGGGATCTTCAAAAAGCTGCTTTACAGCTTGATTGACGGCGATCCAGAAGCGCAACAAATGTTTGAGTAAACTATAATTGCTGGCGCTTCCGTGGCGTGGAACGGTCCCTGCCTGAGCGATTCTGGAACTTTGTAGACCGCAATGGTCCTGTCGCACAGGCTATGGATACGCGATGCTGGTTATGGACAGGGTATGTAGGTAAAAGCGGGTACGGCAAATTTTCTTGGCAAGGCAGAACGATGGGGGCACATAGAGCCTCCTTTCTTTTGGCATATGGTCAGGAACCAGAGGTGGTGTGCCATCGGTGTAACGTCCGTCATTGCGTCCGCCCTGACCATTTATATGCCGGTGATACGGAGACTAACCTACTCGACATCATGCGAGAGCGAATCAGGCGGTCAGCAGCTTAGCGTAAGAGTTACCGCGGTAAACCAAGATTTGTGGACGCCTAACGAGTTCACGTTGGGAGTTTTTGATGGCTTCTTCGCGAAGCTGCTTGCGGCGGATGATTTCAAGTTCGTTCATGAGACTGTAACAACAACTACATTTATATTCTGCATACCATGATGCGTTCAGATTGATACAAGTAAAAGGAAGCCCCCCACCGAAGCAGGAGACTTACCCTTTACGACGGAGCATTTCCCATTGCCCGAAGTTCAGAGCTATACCGGGCTCTACCCGTGGTCGACTCGACCAGGAGCTCATCATACCAATAAAAAACCCCAGCTGCCAAGCCGAGGTCCACTTCTGTTCTGATTTTTGCGACCGAGAGGCGGCTCTCGATTTAATGGCTTTGTTTGATCAAGTCTCTTTCGTGCGCAACTCCATAGAAAGGTTTACCGCAACAGATTACTACGGATCGCAGGGGTTTGCTTCTGTTG